AAATTCCACCTTGTTGCCCGTTGCGACATGGTGTATCTTGACCATCTGATTTTTGGATTTTGCAATGTCGTTAAAATTAGTAAAACTCATGAATTCGTTCTCCTACTATTTGCCGCCGGCTTGAGCGTTTGGTACTATAGCTGATGAAGGGTTTGTTTTGGAGACGGGCGTGAGGCCCAATAGTCTACCCAGTACCTCTGCTGCTTCCTTGCCAAAGAACATGGCCATCTTCCCGGCAAGGTCCTTGTCCATACCTGGTATCTTTCCTGCAAAGAACTTCATCATTTCAATATTCGCTAGCTGTATCGTAACTAGGTCCCCAATGCCCTTTGCTTTCTCAGCTGCAGATATAGTCTTTGCAAGGAATCTGCTTGTCTTCTGAAGATTAGTGATATCTACGCCAGCAACTAGTGATTTGTCAAAATCACCTTTGGCTCCGAGGGCTCGCGCGAGCATATGCGGTACAAATTGTTCGGAAACCATTTTGTCCTGGAGGCCTTTGTGTGTGGGTCCAAATATACCTATTCTTTTCGCGTTATCTCTTATGGAATTGTTCAGTTCTATCATCGCCCTAGTCATTGGCCCTTGTTGGTTCTTTATTCCTTTTGAGAGGCCGGCTATGGCATTGCCCAGGTCTTTTCCTCTTTTGTTTATTATCTTGTCCGGAGAAGTCTCTTGCATCTTTTTGAACTCTCCGGTCTTGTCCATTTTAAGGTCGCCTCTTAGAAACTTTCTTGTCTCAGCGACTGAACCCAGACCTAGAGTGTCCTTGAGGGCTAGGAGCTCAAATTTGCCCATCTCTTCAACATTGCGACCACTCTTTGTTATTTCGTTTCTTATTGTCTCTGCTCTTTCTGCCTCAGTCTTATTTAGTAAGTCGATACTGTTGAAAACAGACGTGCCTAAGATTTGATTTAACTGACCTGCTTTCTGTGCTGAACCCTGAAAGGTGTCCATGGAAGATCCGAAAGCGCCTGCTAAAGATTGGAAGTCCACACCTGTTGTTCTTGCCATTTTCTGAAGTTTAACAAAGTTGTCCATAAATTTGTCTGAGGTATAGGCAAAGTCCTTTTGAGCTATCCTGAAGTTATCTGTTAGAATATCTGGTGCGATGGCAAATTCTTTTGTAGTATGTACCAACTGTGCAGTCATCTTATTTAGACTGTCCTCCGACATATTAAACGCCATAACTCCTTCTTGCATTATCTGAGCAAAAGAGTTCATCTCGAAGCCGGCTCCAGAAAGGACTACAGAGTTTTTCATTAGGGATTCGCTAAACTTTTCTGATACAAAAGGCATCGCTGTAAACTGATCCCTGAAAGCTTTAGTTACCGCTATTCCTTCCTTAAAGTTGCCAAATAGTTTATAACTGGCATCGTTGGCGCTTGAAATGGAGTTTGCAAACTTGTCCATCTGGTCGGTGTAACCAGACTTAAAGAATTCACTCATCTCATTTCTGAATACGGATACTCCGTCAAATAATGATTTAAACCCTCCTATAAGTTCTTTGGTCGAACCAAGTGCTTCGTTTATTGATGTTTGAAGATCGCCGGCGCCGAGGCCTTTAACTGCCTGCTTGACGTCTGTCGCGACTTTAGCGGCGCCGCTGTCACGAATCTGCTGGGCGGTCTGCTGAGCTTTACCCGCGGCCTTTCTTCCTGCTTCGCCTGCATTTTTTGAGTCGTCGCCTCCTGCCATGATCTTGTAACCTCCTCTTCTCTAGTAAATAGGGCCTACAACTAATTGTTTTCGCTTGAGGACTCATAGTATTTGTGAAGTCGGTCAAAAAACCAACTTCTCAGGCCAATAGGTAGGGAGTAGGCCTCAGAAAAAGAAAAATTTCCATGTTTTACAAGTGAGAAGATTTGTTCGTAAACAACTGCTTCAAGATACTCTTCACTCAGACCAAAACCAGCCCAAAGAGAAGGGCACCTCCTTTGCAAGGTCTGCGTTACAGGAAGGGCAAGTAATGTTTGTTGCCATATCCATGGATGGTGTGCAGCTGTTATGTGCTTTTGTAATTTTTCGAATATCAGATGTAGGTATAACCTCGCAAAGCTGATTTATCATAACTTCGTCCACAATATCATTAGCTGAGATGATAACCTTTCTGAGAAATTCAACTGTTTCACTACACTCTATGTTTAGCTGTTTCTTCTTTTTTATTGTTAGTCTGAGGTGTTCTCGATCTTCTGGTGTTAGAACTCTTATCTTTACTTTTATATCAGTCATTGGCAAAGTCATGCAAACCAGCCCTGAACCTTCCTCTATTGTCCAGTCTCCCTCTTCATTGCTAGCTGTTGATTGCTCCAGGATCTTAGAAATGCTGGCTGCAGTTTCAAATTTGTGGCCACAATGATCGCATGCTACCGACAAATCTATGCCATCGCCATATCCAGTCTTTCTGGCATGCAAGAGGATGGCCATCTTGTCGCAGTCTTGCATATCTTTTGCAAGAACGCCAGGAGTAGTAACAATTGAATCAATTAGTCGGTTAAAGACCGTCCCTTCATTCACAAAGCTTTCATTCATTATGATGTCTTCTTCTTTGGCAGTCATCGCTTTTATTTCGACCGATTCCAAACCAAAAAGGGGGCTGTTTTCAGAATAGAATTTGCCTGCACTTGGAAGCTTCACAATCTCTTTATTAACTACAAAAGAAAGCCCAAATGGATTTGAACTTTCTTTAGTTTTTGGCATATCTGGTATTGGTGGTCTCGTGGTGGGTGCAGCTTGGTTAGCTGCGATTCTCTTTTGATTTCTTGACATATTTCCTCTTTATAACAAACAAAATAAAAAACTAGATAACGCTATATCAGTCGGCCGCCGCCAGTGTCGTCGGCCTGAAACTGTCGGGCGCCTGTTGTGCCGGTCTTGTTGAAAGACCATATTCCACCACCTTCTACAGCATCCTTGCCTGTTGGCAAACCTTCAATCACTGCATAATCGTACTTCATGGTGATCGTAATATTTACTAACTCATCTTGACTATAGTCAAGTGTATCAAATTCCACGCCAGTTATCAAGGGGTTTTTTATTCGCCATGTTTCGATTGGGGTGCCATTATCGGCATCCAGTTGAGATAACTTTATCTCAGTACCCAGAGACTCAACCATAGCTTTCTTAGATATAGTAGTGGCGCCGGATTGACTATAGTCATGCGGAATTACATAGCCAGAATTTTCTAGCATCTTATATAGACTCTTTGTAGAGTCAGGCTGGACTGGGTCCACAAGAGTAATCGTTATATCTTGCCAAGTAACACGACCTGGATAATAAAATTCATAATTCAAGAATTGATGTGGCGTGGTGGCCACCTGAAAAGAGGGTTTCTTTACGCTCTTCACAATAAACTGAGGCACTCCTGTCCAATAAAGAAGCCATCTAAACTTCCTCTTTGGCTCAACGCTCTTTTCTGTCCAAAATCTTGCCATTGTTATGATCTCCTATTAATATATATTAGCTTCTCTTATTTTTTACTATGTTTAGTCATCAAAAGAAGCACCAGTTCGGGTAATAACAAAATCAACTGCGATAAACTCAATGGCTCTTGCTGGCTTCAAGAAAATCTTTGCATACATAATATTTCTATCGATCAAGTCTGGAGTAGTAGTCGAACTATCCAAGATGACCTTGAAATCTGTAAGGCCAAGTCTGGTCTTGACGCTCTCCAAGAATGGCACAACCTGTCCTGTAAAGCGATTCCAGGTTGCTTGAACGTTTTGGTCAAAAAGTAGCGTATTTGCAATTCGTGAAACTTCTCTCTTTACAAAGATCAAAAGTCGTCGTACGTTGATCCTGTCAAGCGCAGAAGGAGTCATTTGAAGCGTCTTTTGACCAAAGACCACAAGGCCTTCAGAAACAAAAGAAGCTATTGGGTTTATGTTTGCTTCATACAGTCTGTCTCTATCGGCTGATAGAAGCTGCTCAGATGCCTGAAGGACTGGCATGCCCGCGTTGCCCTCGTTGAGGCCGCCGCGGTTGAAGCCTGCAGGTGCAAACCACACCTCGTCTCTCTGCTCTGTATAGCCCATAACACCCAAAGCTATAACTGATGGTGGTACCCACACGTCTCGGGCACTCAGGTTGTCTCTGACCTTGACCCAGGGATAGTATGCAGCACCATAACTTGAATTTATCTGCCTAGCTGTGAGAGCCTTAGCACTCTTTGCTGGGTTTGTCTGGTTCACTCTTTGTTCAAAAGTTGCGCAAATCTTTTCAGATGGCGGAACGTAAACATCCGGTAAATCGATAACGGCCAATGCATCCCCTCTTGCTTCGCAAGTTTGGACTAATTTAGTAGTTAGTGATGCATTTGATACGCCGGGTATGGTCGCAAGGTTCATCTCTAAGAATTCTGGATCCTTGATCAGCTCAATTGCGCGATCAATACTAGCGTGCGGTGAGCTGTTTCTAGAATTGCTGTCACTGTTCACAATTCTCATATTGAACGGGTCAGCCTCTAGTATGTTAACTCCGTCGAAGCCTGCAACCATTGGCATGGTAAAACCATCTACAACATCCAAGAGTGCTGAGGCTGAAAGTGCCTGGGCCTGAGCACCTCCACCTGCAGTAAAGGAGTCTCCCGAGTTAAAAGACCCTGATTCGAAGCAAACCTTTGTAGGGTTGAATCCGGACATTTCATTTGAGAGCATGACGGCGCCGGTAACGACAACGTCATCCAATGAAAACACATATGCGTGTTTGCCAGCTGACGCGATTCCAGATACCTGCTCACCCACCAAAGCTGCGGAGGATACTGTCCCAAATCTTCTTAGGTAATCCTTTACTCCAATGTTGACAGAAGAGTAATTTAGCTTTCCAGCACTAGCAGATCCAGCTAATTTATTGTATTCTGCGTGACCCAAAATATATTGGGCGCCTAGGCCATTAGCTAACGTTCCAGATACTACATGTGGAACCTGTGGCCACCTGACAGAAATCGCAGTGTCGAACTCATCGACCATGATCGATCCTGTTACCCAAGTGCTGCCAAACGGCAGAATTCTTGCTTGACCACTACGAGGACTTGCCTCAAGAAATTTTGCTGTTGTATTATCTTCGTTCTTTGGAACGATTGGGCCCAAGAATCCAAAAGGCACTGATGCTGGGTTATTTGGTCCTGATTCTAAAACATCTAAATTCATCTCTATTCTAATGAAGTTAGATTGATTCGGGTGACTTCCATAGACCCTATTTCTCTTTTGTGTTGAATCCCACTTGAGATACTGATCTCCTATTCTTCTTGCAATGAAGTCCGTTGAGTTCGGATTCAGGTTTAGGTTCTCAAAAGAGTCAACAACAACAATACGGCGGCCGGCGCGCTGACGGACAACGACATCAAATCTTCCGTACTGGTCAACACTTCCGGGGGCTGCAATCTTTATATTCTCTATTCTAACACTCAGGTTCATACCTTCTTCGCCTTCCTGAAGTGCGTGAAACCTGAAAAGCCTTTCTTGTGACTGTCCGACGAAGCCTGCGTCGCGGCCGCCGCCGAATTGAGGAAATATCCAGCCCGAGGATGCTGCAGAAAGCTCGTGGTTTTTGCTCTTGAAGTCCTCCATGTTTTCTGCTAATTTTGCAGCGAAAACGCAAATGCCGGTTGAACTACTTGCGTAAAGCCTTTCGTACTCTTCTTCAAATGTCTCACCTAGCCAGTAGTTCGCAGCAAGAGATGCACCTGGAGGCGTCATAACTAGGCTGTTTGTAGCTACAGGGTTAGTGTTCAAGCGATCTCTTATGTATTTAGAGCCTTCTCTCATTGTGACTTTTCTTTCTAGTTTTGCGCCGCTGCTAGCTGACAAGACCACAGTAAATTCATGGCCGCTAAGCTTGACTGGTTGTGTTGGGTCTGCGCCGGCCGTTGCAACAGAAGTCTTTGTTGTTCCTGATCCGCTGATCAGCTCCTCTCCTTTTACACCGACAGAAAAGTTTGCCTCGTCGGTGTACACAATAGCGCCTAAGTGCGCCGTAAGGCTGTGGGTGTTTACACCGGAGCCACTATGCATAAAGAATAGCCCGTAAGCATTACCTGTAGAGAGTGTCCAACCTGCTTCGCCATTGGCGTCTGACGCATCGTCGCCCTGGACGCCTAGTAGTCTTATATATGTGACTGGTGAGTTTATGTCTGCATTCAAATAGGCCTGTGCCGCATATGTGCCATACGCTGGTGCTAAGAGGCCGTTGCCTTCTCTCCATGGATCACCCCCTTCGTTTCCTGGAAGTGGTTCACCGAAGACCTCCACAAATTCTTGAAAAGAGCTGACCTTTACAGCTTTCATTGCTGGGCCTCTTCTTGCTCGACCAATAATCACGGGTCCTACGCCACCTGGAGCTTTTGGCAACTGACTGTTGTCAATCTCGTTTAGGAAAACACCAGGTGATATAAATTTAAATTTCTTAGCTGACATATGAATAAATCTCCTCGATACGGGCTTTCTTTTGCAAAAACAAAATAAATTATTACTCTAGTAAATAGTTAGAGATTTTTTCAAAAGTATAAAAGAAAAAAAAGAAAGCCCCGGGCTGAGCCGGGGCTGTAAAGGCAAGATATTTTAGGTAGGGTTTTTAGCTAGCGACATACTTGATAACGATTTCGTCACCAACGTTGATGTCAGTGCCTGCACTGAATACCAGTCTTGATGAGTCAATCTTGTAATCCCAGTGGTCAGTAATGCCTGTGGCAGAACTTGAGAGGGACAAGTGAAGACCGTTGATATATACGGAAACACAGTTATCAGATGATGGTGTACCGGATAGTGGCAAATAATCGTACTTCGCTGACCCATCACTGTCGAAGGATGCAGTTGCAACTGCACGATCGATGACATGCGAAAGACTGAAGACACCATTTGTAGCCTGAAGTCCGGCGCCTGCTTGGGCGGTTACAAGATCCTTGATGGATTCCTTCTTTACGTCTCCGTCATAGTCGCCATCCATGAACATGAAGTAATCGCTACCGACTGCGACGGCTGCTATCTCGGCGTCGACCTTTGATCCACTAAGAGACAAAGTTGTGCCGACAGTAACATTATCCGCAGTCACACCATAGATGGTCGCGACGCCAGAACCGGAAAAGATGCCATTCGCCATTGACAGGCCGCCCTCAGCAGTGAGAGAGCCGAATGAACTCGTACCAGTTGAGGTAATAACACCACAACCAATAGTTCCGATTGTTGCAATATTCTTACTTGCATCCAGGACTACAGCCTTGTTACCGGCGGCTGTACCATCGGTAATTCCGTCAAGCTTTTCAAGATCTGTCTCATTAAGGTCAGCTGAGCCAATGACAAAGCTAGATCCAGCGGTGATTGAACCTGAAGAAGCGATAGCTCCTGTAGACTTCATCGTACCGACCATTTCTAGATTTCCTGAACCAGATATGAGGCCATTGACTGTAATTCCTGCGGCGCCATTGACAGTCAAAGCATCAGTTGTCATCTTGTAGATAGTCGAAGTTCCAGAACCTGAAACTACGCCATTGACAGTCAGACCATCAGATGTAACCTTGTGGATAGTCGCGACACCAGAACCGGATATGATACCTGTGACATCGACACCTGCTGGCTTGACTGCTGCAATAGTTGATCCTGCGATCGCGTGAAGCATCTTTGTGCCAGTGTGCTCATAAAGCACAGAAGCAACAGTGTCGCTGCCCTGCTTGCCACCAACCTGGAGACCACCACCATCAGCTTGTGCTGAAGATGCAGAAAGAGCCGAGACAAGCAATTTATCCTGGATCTGCAATGTGTTCACGGTTTCTGTAACACTGTTGATAGTAACAACATCTAGCTCATCGATTCTAGCGTAAGAAGC